CTCAGAATCGGTTGTCGCCTGAGCCTCATCGCGCAAGGTCTTCGTGCGGGCACGCTTGCCGGTGCCGTACTGCTTAAGCCACGAATAAAGTGAGGAACGATTGACTCCAAGCTCTGCTGAAGCCGCGTGAAGTGAGAGGTCCTCATTGTTTTCGTAGAGGGCCACAGCATCACGTTTGAACTGTTCGGAGTACCTAGGCATGGTGGTAGATTACCTTTCTTCCCAGCCCAACCGGGCTGGATATCAGGTGTCTACCAAACAGGGGTCAGGTCCACACTCTTATCCAACATCACCAAAACCAACTTTCACCAACCGACTCCAGCTGCCGCACCTCACGACCAACCAGATACTCAAAATGACTCACACCAAGACTAACCGCCTTCAACGGCGTCATATCAGCCAAATCAGAATTACGATCAAACACCCACAAATCACCAGCACGCTTCGCCACACCCGACAACGCCGCATGATCCAACACCTTCTGCCCCACATGCACAAACCGGCCAGCAATCACCTTCTCCTTAAACGCACCATCCGCCTGCGCCACCTGCCGCAAACCCAAAGCCTTCACCTCAACACCAGCCTCAGACAACGACCCCAACCACTGACCAGCCGGCCCCGACGCATCCAACACAACCCCCAACACATCCCACCGCTCCACAAGACGCGACACAGCCGCAACCAAATCCGGCCCCACCTCATCATTCCAAACCACCTCAGACTGAAACCGACCATCCGCAGTAACACCCGTCACCACCACAGACGCCCGGCGCGCCGCAGACACATCCACCGACACCACAATCCGATCCCCCTCAATCACCGACGACTCCACCAAACCACGCCGCCACTTCGCCTCCGGCAACTCAGAATTAGACGCATGCATCTCCCACACACCAAGATGCTCACGCGCAAAACCAGCCAGATTCTCCCCAGCCTTCGACGTCTTAAAACGCCGCGACAAAAAATCCCACGACATCAAATAACCCGCAGACGGATTCGCCTTCGCCCACTCACGAGGATCACCCGGATCAAAATCCGACTCATCCACCGACCACTCAAAATAAGCCAACGACTCCGCATCACCCTCCAACGCACGCTTACGCAAAGCCGCCAAATGATGCGAATACGCAAACCCAGCCGACGACGCCCACAACGTCTGCGCATTCGGAACCGCACCCATCGTTGGTTCCATCGCATCCACCATCTCCCGAGACACAGCAAACGCCTCATCCATCACCAGAAGATCAGCCGTGAAACCACGACCCGAACCAGACGAACGCGCCAAAAACTGAATCGCACGAGGCGACGGCTCACCACGACGAGACGGCTTCCAATACACACCAGGATCCATGTTGCCCGTCTTAATATCCACCATCGACGCCAAATCAGGATTACGAGCAATCACACCCTGGAGCTTCACCAAGCCCTCCTTCGCAGACTTAAACTCATGCGCGGTATGCACAATCTTCTTCTCACGAAGCATGAACAAACCAAACAGCTCACGAGCAATAATGATCTCGCCCTTACCATTCTGACGAGGCACAACAAGACCAACATCAGGTGCCGCCCACTTACCATCGCCACGCATATTCAACATCCGCGACAACACATACTCCTGCCACGGCAACAGTGTCATGCCAGCAACCTCACGCACCCACGACACCGCGTCATCACCCACAGACGACGCAAACAACGGGTGCACCTCCACACGCGGAGTCTGCACACCCGTATCCGGCACAATCAAAGAAGCAGTCATCGGCCCAAGATCCCCTTCTTCTCAGCCCACGCATCCCACTTCGACACCTCAGCCACCGCAGCACCCGCCGGCAACTCCATCAACCCCAAATCCTTCAACACCTGCCGCAGGGCCAGAAACTGCTGCCGAAACTCAGACAACAACGGATTCGCAACCGGCGACCCCAAGTCATCCGTCTGCACCAAATCCCCCGCAAACTCCGACGCAAACGCATCCAAATTGTCCGCAATACGCGCACAATTATGAATCAACGTCATATGAACCGGCCCCAGCTCCCGCTCAAAGACCAACTCATTCCACACATCGCGGCCCGTGAGTCCAAGGTCAGCGGGCGGCTCCAAGTTCATACCCATACAGACAGCATAGCCCCACACGGCAACGCCACCAGCACCACGAGCCGCCGCAAGACCCAGCCGGCCAGCACGCAAACCCACCGCAAACACCCAGCACAAGGCGAAAACGTAAAGGGAAACGCGGAAAACTTCAAAGACTTTCACGAGCCAACGCTCGAACTCAATTTCGCCTGGGGAGAAAATCGGCCGTTGGCGTGGGCGTCTCCCGTGTGTGCTGGTTGGGGGGTCGCCCCCCACTCCTTCGTCGTTGGGGCTGTGACCTGCGGGTTTGTGGTTGTTGCTGGTTGTGGCTGGTTTTTGGTGTGTGTCCTGGCGTTGGTGTTTTTGGGTATGGCGGTGTTGTGAGCTGGGGTTTTTCGTTTTTGTGTTCGATTTGGTTTGTGGGTGTTTGGGGTGTTTCCTGCGTTGCGCCGGTTTGGGGTGTTTGTGCTGGTCATGGTGCCTTTTTGTTGCTTTTTTGCACCTTATATATTGCGTGCGCGGACGCGTATCGGGGACGCGTGCCCTGATTGGGGCGTGTTAGCTTTTAGTTGTTCCGTTCAACGGCCCGCCGCCCGGCGGTAGCCGCTCCACTACCTACTACTGATTGGAGACTGTCATGCACGTTAATGATCTTTCCCCCGTTGAGTTGTCCCGCTTGATCCAGCGCCGGTTGTTTGGGCCGCGCCGTATGTCTGTCAGCGGTGGTGAGATTGACATTGTCATTAATGAATGTGAGCGCCTAACGATCCCGTGCCCATCTTTCGAGATTGACGAAGTTCGCAGGATTCTAGCGGATTGGGGTTGGCACGATATGGGCGATCTTTTTGAGCATGAGATCGCGGGGGTGCACTGCGTTCTGGGCACTGTGCTGTACGCGTCCCCCACGCGTGGATTCTAGACCGCCCGGTCTAGCCCGTGCCGCCAGGGCACGGGGCGCGCCTAATGTATCCCGCCCGCGCGGGGTGCGTTAAGGGGCGTTACTAGCCCACCTGCCTACCTACTACCCGATCGGAGGATCGAACTATGCCCGTTGTTGAATTCATCTCGCAATTTGGAATTGAGACCATCGCCGCCGCTATTGAAGAGATCATGATCGCCGCTCATGGTGGCGATTGGGGTTACGGCGCACTCGCTACCGTTATGGGCGGCGACCTTGAGGGCGCGCGCGCCGTAGTGAATCTGGCTGCTGCTGTGTTTGGCCACTAGGTCTAACGGGTTGCACCCGGCCGCGCCAGGCCGGGGCGTGCCTAGTGCGTCCCGCGTTAGCGGGGTGCGCTAGGGGCGTAAGAATTGCCCACCTACCTACCTACCTACCTACCCAGGAGACTGCTATGACTACCGTTGATTTTCGTGACTACGTGTGCCAGGAATGCGCACAGACCGTAACGCACGGGCTTGAAACTACCGTTGACTTTTATCTGCATGACATGGAATTGGTCGCCGCCGTTGACCGCGCGATCGAGGCCATGCCAGCGACTACCCGCGTGGACTACAGCGCCACCGCTGACAACACTGTCAACGCGCTAGGGGTTGCCACGTTCCCGTGCCACGTGTGCGGCGACTCCGCTCCAGGGGAGCGTTACGCGTTGACCGTTGACCGCGTAGATGTTGAGTTGCCAGATACGTTTGTGCGCGTGCCCCGTGAGTGGATACGGGATGCGCGTGGCAAAGCACTTGGCCCTATGTGCCAAGACGGTTTGGGGGACGTGGTGATCGCTGCTGAGGATCTGGAAACTGTTATTCCCGTGGTGACAGGGTGGATCACCCCGGGTAAGTACGCGACTTACACCGATCGGTTCAACGATGCAGCGGGGCGTACTACGGATCGCGCCGCCGCGCTCATGGCAGAGTTGCCGTGCACCGTGACTGTGGCCGGGTGGATCGCGGGGGAGCGTCCCCAACTGGGTGCGACTACCCCACCTAAGGATCTGGAATTGCCAGGGGCGCGCCATGAGGCGAAGCGCGCGAAGCTACCACAGACTAGCGGCGCTGACTCCGCTGAGGTTGTGAGCGTGCTAGTGCGCGGTGTGCATGGCGTGGAAGATTGTGAGCTAGTCGCCGCGCTGTCCAAGTTTGAACATCACGTACCGGTCACGTGCGGGTGGCTGCGTATGGATGCGGGGCGTAACACGTGGCACTCGCAACTCAACGCCACCGGGGGCAAGAAGTTCGCCCGCGCTATCAAAAAGCTAATCGCCACTGGTGAGTTTGAAACCCGTGCACTAGCCACCGTTTAGCCCGCCGCCCCGGTTGCCGCCGGGGGTGCGCCTAGTGCCTACGCGCCGCCGCGCGTGGGTGCCAGGGGCAACCCCGCCCAACATCTACCCGCCTACCTACTGATTGGAAACTTTTATGTCCGCCGTTGATTACGTCGTGAAATACGACATGATCCCCACCGATACGCTGCACAAAATTGTGGAAGCTGAGGCTAAGAAGTACCGCCCCGCCACCGGTCGCCCGTACAGCCAAGAGTCTATGCGCCGCCGTAATGAGTCGCTTGGACAGTTCTATTTCTCACCGGATACCGTGCGTTTCTTTAACTCACGCGTGAACACGATTCTCAACACGGGCGTGTTTGTTGAGGGTGTTACCTCACCGACGGGCCGTGAGTACCAGGTGATGTGGATCAGCCCGTGCGGTTCCGTGCACCGACTGACTGAATACGTGTTTGCGACTATGCGCACCGCTGACAGGGTTGCCAGCGCGTTCAATAAAGAGATCGCTAACGCTGGGGTTGTGCCCCGTGAGTACACGATGCGCTGCGACTAATCACCGCTGCCCGCGCTGCCAGGCGCGGGGTGTGCCTAGTGTGTCCCGCCTATCGGGGCACATTGAGGGGCAACCCGCCCGATACCCACCTATCTACCGAAGAGGATTCACTATGTTGTTCGCCCGCTTTATCGCCGGTTACATGCGCCAGATCCGTTCCGTTGACGTGTTCTGTGAGGTGCAAGCACTATGTGCCACCGAACCTAAGATCACCGCGCTGATTGAGGCCATTAACGTGCCCGCTGACATGGCTCAGCTGTTTGGCCAAGACGTTGCCGACGTGATGAACGGTGACGCCACGCCCGCCGATCTGTTTGACACGTACGGCTGGGACGCCCCTAACCGTGAGCACGCGATCGAGCTTGTGGCCAACGTCGCCACCACGATCCGATTGAACCGCTAGCCCACCGCCCTACCTACCTACTACACCGAAAGACGTAACACTATGCTTTCCCGCCCCTCCGAGTACCACGATCACCTGTACTCAACTATCCGATCTTTGGCAGATGAATTTAACGCCTTGGACGGCTTTCCACAGATTGATAAAGCTGTCCGCGATCTTGTAGCTAACGCTGTAGATATTGACGTGATTTGCAAGATGGACGGCTTCCATGTTGGTGAACATGTTTACTTGCAATTCCAGCCGATCGTCTACCTAGATACGACTGTCAATCTGCTGCGTGTTGACGCCTCCGGGTTTAGTCGTGCTGTCCCGGTTGATGACTTTTTTTGCACCGCTGTACATGAGCATGTTTCTGACCTTGTGCCGCGACGTGTTTAGCCCACCGCCCACTAACCCCCACCGAAAGAGAGAAAGACTCATGGAGATTTTACAGATTCCTGCGCACCCTGCGCTGCTATTGTCTGTAGCCCACAATGATGCGATCACGCTTACTGCGCTGGAAGACTTGCTGATTCGCACGATCAACCCGTGCATGTTCCGTGACTTGCAAGTTCGGCTTGATGATGAATGTGAGGATCTTGCACCGGATGACGCGTTGCGTCACCGCGTAGCCACGATCCTGCGTCACTTTAATGCCGCGATTGATATGAACGTGGACAGGGTGAGCCTTGCTGAGTTTAAGGCCCGTGAGTATGCCATGGAGATCGGGGTGCGCGCCGTGCGCCTGTACGACTTTGACGATGATGGTAACTCTTACCCGTTTGTGGCGTATGAGCTGCCCCAGGGCTTGCGCAGGTTGGCCGATCCTGCGTACACGTGGACCGCGAAGGACACAGAGCACATGGAGACGTTCATGCGCGATCGAGGTTGGTGTGTGCATGGTGTGGGCACCCGCGATCCCCAGGTGCACGTGCGTGAGGTGTAGGTGGTGCACATGATTGAGCCGTTCTACCAGGACGAATCCGTAACCCTGTACAACACGGACGCCGCCACCCTACTAGCCGAACTGGCAGACAACACGGGTGTTGTTATCACCGATCCACCCTATGACGCGCGTACGCACACGGGGGCGCGCAGCAACAACCGAAAGCGCGAGGACGGGATCAGCGAGTTCCCACCGATTGACCATGCGGAACTCATGCGAATCCTTGCCGAGTGTGGGCGTGTGTCTGGCCGCTGGGTGGTGGCTAACCTTGCCTATTCCGCCGCGTTTGAGCTGGAGAAACAGCCGCCGGACGGTTTGCGCATGATGCGGATCGGGGTATGGGTGAAGACCAATCCCACGCCTCAGCTCACCGGGGATCGCCCTGCCCAGGGCTGGGAGGCGATCGCCTACATGCACCCGCGTGGGCGCGCGCGCTGGAATGGTGGCGGCAAGCACGGCAATTTTGTGTCCACTGCCGCGCGTGTGACCGCGCACCCGACTGAGAAGCCGGAGGGCATGGTGCGCCAGCTTGTTGAGTGGTTCACCGATCCGGGTGATGTGGTGGTGGACCCGTTCGCCGGCTCGGGTACTACGCTGGTCGCCGCGCGCGATATGGGCCGGCGTGCTATCGGGTGCGAGGTTGACCCGAAGTACTGCCAGATGATTGTTGACCGTTTGTCACAACAAGTGATCCCTATTTAGGCATTACCGGCCAATATAGGGTTGCGCTACGTATTTTTTTGAGCTTGGAGGTGTCCCAATGGGGACGTTTGATTCATATGCGGTGTTTCTATCCGTATTGGTGTTTGCGATCGGGTTTCCCGTGTTACTGGTGGCGCAGATTGTGATTGCTTTTGGCTGGTGGTCGCCTGTGGTGTTGTTTGGTGTGGGGGTGTTCAGTGTGGCGTTGTGGAAACTGTCGGCATGTGTCGAACGTTTGCGCTAATCTTTGTTCTGTAAATCTCCTAACCTACTAAGGATTTAACATTGGCTTTCGAGTTCCGCACCTTTGGGAAGGTGCACTACACGGTGGAAGAATCCCTACTGTCTGGCTACACTCACGACATGCTTTTTTGGCCTGTGGACGGCTCTATCCAGACTGCACACATCGTCCCCCTGAACACGCGTTCTAACGCGCGTGCGTGGCTTGCGGCAGATGAGTACGCACAGTTCTCGCATGATCAAATCTTGAAGTGGTGCGCACGCGACCAGGAAGCAACCCGCGAGGCTGACTTCCAGCTCAACCGCGAGCTATACACCTAACCCACACACAAATCAGCCCCCTATACGCGCGTGCGTGCTACGTACGCGGGTTAGGGGGCTTTGTGCTGTCTGCTAGAGCCAGTCGCGGGAGGTGGAGGCGGCTATTTCGTTGGCTGCTGCTTGTTCGGCGCGCCATTGCGCCAGGGACATGTTCTGGCGGGAGGAATTGCACCTAAGGTGTGCCGGGGCAAGCCACTGGGGGTCGGTTCGCCTTGGGTCGTCCTCGTCTAGCTCGGATAGGGGGATCAGGTGGTCAACGCTGAAACTGTCGGGGTCTGGGAAGGCCAGATCCATGTCTATCGCTTCGTTGCATAGCTCTAAGGTGGCAAATCTGCGAACGTCGTTTCACCTCTTCGACTGCTCGCCTCCACGGTCGTCCAGATCGCCCGGAAGTCTTTGCCATGCCTGCCCTCCTTTCCCGCGCACGCGCGTTTTGTGCCTGTTTAGGGTTATTTCCATGCTAGTAGCGTGTTACTCGTCTTCCACGCTGAGTTGGAGCCACATGCGGGCGTTGTTGGCCCCGTTGGCGGGGTGGATTACGGGTTCGGGTTTGATCATGTACTCGGGGGTGTCGTCTTCGACTAGGCCTGCGTCAACTATGCCGTCGTAGAGCGGTTTGGCAAAGCCCATTAAGTTGTCGGTATCCCTGCGCCTGTTATCGCGCGGCTGGTAGTGCAGTTCCACTCGCAGGCGCTGCCCTTTAAGCAACGGCTCTCGCTTGTTGACGCCTGTGCTGAGTGTCCACGCGATATGCGCGCGTACGTGGCGCGTGATGCGGTGTTTCTGCCGCCAGTGCATACGGTCGTTGAGGCTAAGCGGTGGTTTCTTCCACGGCAGCGGGATTGTTAGCTCGTCCCAGGTGAATGTGTGGTCACTGTACACGTTTGGTTGCCTCCTTTAGGCGTTGTTGGAGCTTGAGTGCTGTTTCGGGTAATTCGCGCCCGCGTTGTTTGGTGGCTTCGAGGGCTTTGTGTTTCCCGGCTCGGATCTTGCGGTCTAGTTCACGTTGGCGTGCTTGCCTGCGGGCTTCGATTTCGGCGCGCCCTTCGGGTGTTGCTTGCTTGGCGTCTCGTGCGCGTCTCGCACCCGCGAGGACGTTGGCTGGCATGCAGCGGCGTCCTTTTTCTTCGTGCCGGTAGAAGTCTGTTACCCCGTCTAGCATTTCGTCCAGGGTGTAGTCGCTGGGGAATAGTACGCGCGCCCAACCGTCTGCCATTGCGAGGTCTGCGTTGTAGAAGCCGGGGTCGATCAGTTTGATTGCTTGGAGGACTTTTCCGGCGACTGCGATTTCTTCCGGCGTTGGGTTCCTCATGGCTTCGGGTGCTCCAGGGGGTGAAAGTTCTCTGGTAGTAGGGGCACGGCGTCGTGCATGGCGGGTATGAGGATGGTGGAGGCGTTAAGGATCTGCCTTGGGTGAGGGCTGGGTGCCAGTAGATTGCTTGAATGTCGTAGACGCGTCCGGCGAGCTTGTAGAGTTCTCCTATCGCGTGTGCGCGCACGGTTCCGGGGGCACCTACTTGGTGCCCTAGGTCGCGTGCTTCGCGGACTGTGTTGGCGACGATGATGATGTGTTTGGGGTCGACGGTTTGGGGGTTGAGTCGGCTTGTTGCGCGGGTTCCGATTTGGGTTTTTACGGTGGCCCAGGGAACTAGACCTTTTAGCATTTCAAGATTCATTGTTGTTTCCTTATTTAGAATGGAATGTCGTTGTCCTCTATATCTATGGGATTTTTTTGGTCTTCAACCTCCTCCCAACCGTCCGCGTCCACCACGTCTGTGCGCGCTTCTAAGGCTTCAAAATTCCTCCTCGGCACACTCACCCCATTTGGGGACTGTTCGTCGCTCTGCGACCCAGCCAGGCCACGATTTGAGCGTGTATCAAACGCATCGAGGAACACATCTAGGTCATTCGCCTGTTTTTTGCCCCGATTCCGGGGCGGCAGCGGGTCATCCTCCCAACAGCCGGCATTTAACCAGGTAGAAGGGTGTTTTGTGAACTCTTCGACACGATTTGAGTCGTCCCGGTATTCACGCATTTTTTGCACAATGACCTGCGGAGACTCCAGTTTCACAGCTTTCTCCCAGGCTCGGCGCGCCGCCTGCTTGCCAACCTTCCTCGGAACGACCGCCCAAAAATCGTCGAACCCGGCGCTACCTTTTTGGGATTTTTTGGGATCAGCGTCAGCTGATCTGATCGGATTGGATTGGATCCGGGCCTCGCTGTGACACCCTTTGTGACACCCTTTGTGACATTCGTGTGAGTCACAGGAGGGTGTCACATGTGACTCACGCGTGACATTTTTGCGTTCTTGCTGGTAATCGGATTTTTGGAGGTTCGATTTGAGCGCACTTTGTGTCGCATTTGAACTCAGATCCGACTCATAGTTGAGTCCCGTTTGGGTTGAATTACGATCCATAGTTGAGTCACTTTCACTTCGAAAGTGGATCGCTTTCGGATCGCTTTCGTGATCAAATTGCTCCGATTTCGATCCCTCGTGAGCCTTTCTCTCGCGCGATTTGCGCTTCCTTTCGGCTCCATCTTCACGCTCTTTTAGCACCTGTTCCCGTGTGGCTTGCCAACTAGACCAATCATGGAAGCGATACACTTTCGATCCACTTTCGGATCGATCTTCGATCCATATCCCGGCGGAAATGAGTGCATTTATTTGTGAACTCGTGCCCTTGAAGCGCTTTACTTGACTGGCTGGAATGACCCCATCGGTGAGGTATTTGCCGCACCAGGCACCTGCCTTTGTCCACAATCCAACTGCTGCATTGGGTACGTCTAAGAACTTTGGGTGGTCGTAAAAGTTGTCATCGACCTTAAACCAGGGCACGGTTCACCTCCTGCATCTTTGTCTCGCGCGATTGGTTGCACTTCATGCAAAGCACTCGCAAATTATCTTCCGCGTCTGGCCCACCGTCCGCATATCTGACGATGTGGTCGAGTGTTAAGTTCTCCGTCGTTCCACAGAACACGCAACGATGTCCGTCACGCTCATACACTGCGCGCTTCACGGACTTCCTAATGTTCTTGCGGTACTTTCCGTCTTGGCTCTTTCTCCAGTGGACGAACTTATATCCGCCACTTTTACGCTCCCAAAGCCCTGCGTTTACGAGGGCGCTAACGAGCGAGTCTGCCGGCTGCCACACATCCAGCATGTAGTTCGGCACGAATCCGTCCGTCTCTTGGCTTGCAACCCAGGACCCAGCAATGGTCCACAATCCAGCCGCCTGAAACCTATACCTTTTAGGAATCGATAGCAGTTTATGAGACGCATGAAACTGGTCATCCACCTTGAACCAACCCACGAAACAAACCTCCTTCCATTACGTGCGTGCGTGCGCATACGCACATTAGTTGTGCCCCTTGGTTGCTCCTCTGGCGAGTAGGTGCCCGTAGCTGGTGGGCATCTCCGCGAGGATTAGTAGCTCTAGTAGTTGCCCGTGGTCTTCCCAGATTTCGTCGGGAAACGATACGGCAGTGTTGGCTGCGCGCATTGCTCGTTTCCAGGTTGGGAATGGCCAGTAGTTGCCGTGCTCGGTGGTGACTACCCAGTAGTTTCGGGCGTGTGATTTCCATACCCACGCGCGGGTTGTGAACTCCATGCTTGCTCCTTAGAACGGTGGGTTGTTCTGGTCTTGGGTGGGCCAGGGGCTGTCGCCTTGCGGCAGGGTTTGCTGCTGCGGCGGCTGCTGAGTCTGCTGTGGTTGCTGAGGCTGCTGGGCTTGGCCAGTCCACTCATAGCCGGTGTTCGGCGTGACTTGCGGGGTACTCTGACTAGGCCCATTTTGGTCACTCTTACGAAACACGCGCATTCCCCACGCGTTTACGCGCACGCGCATACGTTTCTGCCCTTCGTACTCTTCCAGCTCCTGATACAGCTCACCCACAACCTTGACTGCATCACCTTTTTCTGGGGCGACGACGTTATCTGGCGCGTTGAACCACTGCACATCCAGGAAGATCTGATTGACGGTCTCCCACTCGTTTTGGTCAGTCTTTCGACTCTTCGAGGCCGCGACGCGAACAAACATGAAACGCCTTCCGTTACGGTCGTAGCCCTCAGTTGCGTCCGCTACTGCGCGTCCGTTGACGATTATCTCTGGCAAGCTCATGGCTTATCCCTACCTTTCATCCATTGCGTGTGCGATACCGATACCGTGGGCGATGTGTTCGACTGCCTCTTCAAGCAGCGCCTCCCGTTCCTGCTCGGGTATGTCGCAGCCCTTGTAGTCGTGGATAGCGACACCCAAGGCTTGCGCGAGTACGTAAATCGTGTCCATACCGTCTAGGCATTCCTCATGCTCGGCAATGATTGTGACCTCACCAACGACGGCGGTGGGCATGTCGGGGATATTCTGACCTGCGAGTTTGGCTAGTTGCCACCCGTCGTAGGCCATGAGGCTTACCCCGGCTTTTACGTGGTCTGGAAGATGAATTCCATCTCCAAGCTTGGGGACTATGTACTGGATCATTTGGTGTTCTCCTTGTATTGTGCTGCTGCGAGTAGTGTGCGGGCGATGCTTCGCGCGCTTCCTTAGGTATGAGGTCGCCGGGTTCGACGCGCTGCACCATGACTCTGCCGCCTGGTGCCGTCCATACGCTCGGCCCTGTGAGGCCTTGGGGTAGCCAGCCCTTACCACCCGGCACAATGATTCCCGCGTCGTTCGCCTCCGGCAGGTCTGGCATGAGTAGCCCCGCGTCGGCGAGGGCGTTGGCGAGGCGCTCTGCTTCGCCTGCCGCTGTGAGGATTTCCCCGCGCTCCCACGTTTTGCTGGCCTCGTCGTAAATGACCTGCACGGCACGGTCATAGTTGAGCATCTTGTGCGTCCTTCCTGTCGCAGGCGGCGAGGATTCTGCGGGCGAGTTCGCGCCCCTGAGTGGTGTTGGTGATGCGGATTTCGCCTGGCTCCGGGTCGGGGTCTGTCAGGTAGGTGTCTTCGTCACGATCGTCATAGCAGACGGAGATTTCCCCGCCATTCAGGTTGACGTAGCCGTCTACCACGCACCATTCGTGTTCCCCGGTGTCCGGGTAGATGCATGGCTCTGGTAGGTCTTCGGCCAGTAGCCCGTAGTCGGATAGGTGTCTTGCGATGCGTGCGGGGCTGTCTCCGTTTTTCATGCCGTGGGCGATGATGCTTATAGCCCGGTCGTGGTTATCCATCATGGTCTCCTAGGATTTGGTCGATGTGGTCTACTACCGCCGCTGCGAGCTGCTGCTCTACTGGGGTGCGCTCTGGGTCGATGCTTACGGCCTCCCAGACCTCACTGAGGTCGTGCAGTGCCTCACGCATCCGTAGGTTTTCTTGTGCGAGGTCTGGAGTCATGGCGGTGAGGTGAGCGTCCGGGCCGTACATGATGCCTAGGTAGTCGCCTGCCGCGTCACGCATTTGGTACGAATCGTCGGGGCGAGGTTCGCCGTCCATGTAGTAGCCCCGCGCCTCCCACGGGCCGGGGCTGGTCTCAGCCAGGAGGCGTTTCAGGTTAGCGGTGCTCAAGTCAGTCATCGGTGGTTTCCGTTTCGTGTCGGTTGTCAGGCGTTGGTCGGTACACCCAGAATGGGTCGGGTGCGCACGGTATGTCTGGTGGGTAGTGCAGTGCGCGTTCTACGGTGCGTAGCCAGCGCCACCCGTGCTGCCGCGTGCGGACGGGTCGCCAGGCGAACCACCTCTGCCAAGGGCCGTACGTCATCGTTTATCACCCTTCGTATCCGAGTAGTTCCGCAGCGCCTGTGCAAGCGCCTGCTGCTACGAGCGTGACAATGATTAGGGCTATGAACATCCCCTCGATAAAGCGGTGCCGGGTGATGAGTCCGTATATCAACGCTCCTAGCGTGGCGAGCCACCCCAATGCTGCTACGGCCGCAAGAATTATCGCTAGAATAGTCATTCTTGCACCTCTGTGAGGGTGTAGCGGCGGCCAGTCGGGGTGACGTCTTCAGGTTCAATCGCTAGCATTACCTTGCCCGATTCTGGGTCGAAGCATCTTATCCGTCCAATAAGATCGGGCTGGAGCATAATCAGCTTGTTTTCCCCTACCTCTGCTTCTGCCATGTAGTGCTTATCGCCGTCCCATTCGACCTCGGCCATGGTGGGCTGTGGCTTAGGTGGGAGGACTTTCTCGATAGCTGTCTGCGCCGCAGCCAGCTTCTCTAGCCGGGTATCCGGGTTATTGAATAGGGATACGCAGAGGAAATCTAGTGATTCGTATGCGTCGATGATTTCTTGGCGGGTTGGGTTAGACATTGTTGCTCTCCCTGTTTCGGTAGTTGTCGGGGTTCTCTTCGGGTGGGGTGTAGCGCGGGTCGTACAGGATCTTGTTGTCCTTGCGGATGTCGCGCACGCGCTCCCAGTAGGCGTCGTTGTCGTCGTACATGGTTATGCTTCCTCCCATGGGCCTACTAGGCGCTTGGCGCGGGTCACGTGACCTCCCAATTTGGGGCCTTTCTCTGTGGGTTCGTCCACGGTGTAGAAGCGGGGCGGGCGGTAATCAGCTTCCTGGTAGTCCATGCGGGCGAGAACACGGAGAGCTTCAATCCCCGCGTAGTACACCTCCAGGTCTACCTTCGCCCATTGGGACCTAAGCTCACGATGTAGCTCCCGGTTGGCTTCTTCCGGGGTCATCACTTCTGCTCCAGTTCGCCGGCGCGCTCAGCAATCTTGGCCTGTAGATACGTTGCGGAAGGAAGGGCCGCGACTTGCTTGTAGGCCTCGCGTAGTTCTTCCACACTGGTCTCTTCCATGAGTTCCGCGAGGAGTTGCTTCTCTTCCTCAGTCATGTCCGGCTCGGCAGGTGCCTGCGGGATCTCTGCCTTCGCTGCTGCAATGGCGTTGCTCTTACGCTCGGGCTGCTGGTCAACACGGGTCGCGGTCACCTCAGTCATGCCCTTCACCTCAGACTCCTCATAGGTGTCGCCCATCTCCTCCGGGAATGCTTGACGCCACGCCAATGATTCAGCGGTCTTGCCCAGCATGTAGGACGGCTTCGACGCCCACAGGGCCATTGGCTTACCGTCGGGGAAGGCCTGCACAAACTCGTCCCACATGGCGGTCTGGGTGAACGGTTGGCCGTCGCGCATGACAGTCACGCGCGCAGCTACTGGGTAGCCCTCTTTCTTGAAAGACCAGGTGTCCTTCCACTCCCCATCTTCGGACTTGTACAGCCACTCGGAAACACTGATGGTCTCGCCCTCAGCCTTAGCGATCTTGCGTGCGGCCTTGCGGTATCCGGCGATGCCAACCTGAATCGTGTAGGTCTTGCCGCCGTTCTTGGTCTTGCGCTCAATGAGCACAATGTCTTTCTTCAAGCGCGGGTCCAAGTGCATGGCCTCAGCCGTGATGAAGAATGCTTCCAGGTGGTTCGCGGGCACGTCACCTAGGCCCATTTGTTCAATGAAAGCGCGCTGGGTGTCGTTGAATTGCTCAAGCGTCTTGGTCATCGTGCAGTTCCTCTTCTTGCTTCTTGTCGAGTTGGTTGTATTGGTGGCGGATTGATTTGGTGGTGCGGCCCATGAGTTCGGCTACGGATTCGACGGTCATTCCGGCTTGCCAGTAGCGGTACACGGCCATGCGTTCCTCTACTGTCCAGCGCTTTCGTGCTCGTTCCGGTTCGCGCTTAAATTCTTCGACCAGGCCGAGGAGGTCCTGCTCAAGCTCTGACTCAAGCTCTGGCTCTGGTTCCGCAGCTGGTTCGACGTCTTTATTTGGGGACGTTCCGGCACGTTCAATGATGCGGATTTCGTAGCCGAAGATCTCACAAACCTCTACGAGTTCCGACAGGGGCCAGCCTTCCTCCAAGGCTTTGTCCACAATGGGGTGCGGGGTCATTAGTCTTCCTTCCATTCGGCGCGGTCGAACTTGTAGGTAGCGGCACCCAGGGCTTCCTCATACACGTCCGGGTGCGCGGCCTTAAGCTTCTTGGCGTCGAAGCGTAGAGACATGAGTGATTCGTCTTTGAGTAGGCCCTTGTGCTCTGCGGGCACGCGCGCTTGAGAGAAGCGGCCTTTGACTCGGCGCGCCACAGGCCGGTCGTCACAGACAGCCTGCGGGGCTTTGCCCATGTTGTCGGCCACAACACTCTCCAGGTAGTTCACTCGTTTCTGCGCGGCGTCCAGCTCGCCCCATGCGGACTTGAGGTTGGCCATTAGCGACTCGTCGATACGGTGCGGCGGTAGCTCATTGTTCACGGGGTTGAGTGCTGACAGGATATGGCGCTCGTGTTCACTGCCTTCCATCTCTGGCGGGATACCTAGTTGGAGGCGCTGGTGGAAACGCTGGGCGTCGGACACGATGACCTCAAACAGGTCCAGGTCAAACGGCACGCGGTGGATCTCTGGCTTGCCATACACGGGAACTTCTACGAGGTCTGCGCTGTAAATCTTGGACACGCCCATCTGGAACGTGACCTGCACTAGCCAGCCGTCGGTCACGCCACGCGGCACGCGGGGGCGTTTGACCTCAATGATGCGGCGCGCCCGGCCACGCGAGGCACGACGGTCCAAGGTGACCAGGTTAGGAAACGGCAGTGTTGGGTCCGAGAAAGCAACCTCACCCTTGCCGGTCTTCCAACCGGGGTTTGCACGCTTCCACACGTTGACGGCGTAGTCCTCCGCGTCGTGCGCGTCGTCAAACATGGCCTGCTTTTCTGGGGTGAGGTCTTCCTCCCACTCCCCCTTCATCTGCGCGTACATTTCGTACGCGGAATGATAGCCAAGCCCGAGGTATAGGCCTGTGGTCTTGTCGGTGATCATGGCCGGCACCTTCGAGGCGGTGATCATCTCCCGCCATTCCGGCGTGCCCGGCTGGGGCGGGTGCTTGATTACGTGGCTCATTAGTCTTCCTTGCTGACGGGTTCGATTTGGTGCTCCAGGTCTTCGGCCCGGATCTTGTACTGTCCACTGCTTGATAGTCGGTAGGCTGCCAGTGTCCCGTCGCTGATGCGGCGGTACACGGTCTTTGGCGAGACGCCTAAGCGCTCGGCCGCTTCCGTTGTTGTTAGCCATGTCGTCATGGTGCTACCTCCACAAACCGGCGGTACGTTTCTTTGTCCTTGAAGGTGATGAACACTGCGAGGTCTGGCTCCGCGTCTTTAGCTTTGCGTCCTAGCCGTGTTGCCTTCTTGATTGTTAATCCGGTGACGAGTTCAACTAGGTCCCCGTCTCCTCTGTCTACGTGCACTCCGAAGTTCATGGCTACTCCACCGGCGCGAAGACTATGCCCAGGCCTGCGATTATGCAGACGATTCCTAGAATGACGCAGCCGTACAGTTTGATGCGGCTGTCCTGTACGGTGCTCAGCATTGCTATGCCCACGCCGGCGAGGATAAGAGCAGCCCCGAGGGTGGACATGAAAATTATTGCTAGGGTTTCTGGCATTGCTTCACTCTCCGGTCGAGCCGAAGCCGCCAGCTCCGCGCTCAGTGTCGTCAAGCTCGTCAACTTCCATGACGCCTACCTCTAGGTGTGGTTGCACAATGAGCTGGGCAATGCGGTCGCCGCGCTGAATGATCTTGCGCTCACGCCCCAGGTTGGTGAGGACTACTCCGATTGGGCCACGGTAGGTTTCGTCAATGACGCCGCCAAGCGGGGTGATGCCTTGCTTGGCGAGGCTGGATCGGCCCTCAATCTTTCCGTAGGTTCCCATTGGTAGTTGCACACCAACGGCAGTGTCTACGGTGACTCGCTCGCCGGAAGCGATTGAGAAAGTGTAGGGGGCGTACAGGTCCAGTCCGGCGTCACCTTCATGGGCGCGGGTCGGCAGGATTGCCATTTTGTCGAAGCGCTTAGTCTTCATTGGTTTCCTCCTCAGCGGCAGGGGCTGCGTCATTGTCCTCACTCTCGGCTGCTTCTCCGGCGTAGAGCACGCGGGCTTTGGCGATCTCGGTGGATATTTCCATTGCGCTCTTCATGCCGCGAAACACAACTTCCAAGACGGGGGGCACGTGTTCAATGTGGGCGTTCGCAGCAACAACAATGAGGTGGTCGCGCAGCGAGTCAACCAGGGCGAACAGTTCTTCAACGGTTGACTGTGGGTCTTCTGGCTGGGAGACGGCGCGCTGAGATGCGTTGTCTAGTGCTTCAAAGATTTGTGAGCGGGTGAGGTCTTCCCACTTCAAAGGTTTCATGGTTGGCTCTCTCTTTCTATTTGGGGATTCTTACGGTCGCTCAAGAGTGCGACGGCTGGGCGGTAGGCCTTCTTCTGCGAGGCGTTCAACTTCCGATTTGGGGATTCGCCACGGCTGTCCGGGGCTAGTGCGCGGCATGGCTTTCAGGTGGCCGGCGCGGCACCAGTAGGCAACGTCAGATACTTGGATTCCGAAGATTCCGGCGACGTCTTTAGTCATGTAGTAGGTAGTCATTCTCGTCTCCTTGCGTCCCCTTTTGGGGAACACATTTCAACTTAGCAGCCTTGTCCATGTTTGTCCACATTTGTCCACATTTGTCCACGTTTGTCCACGTAAAATGCTAAGCTTTCAGTATGAGCACAGCACCCCGAAAAGCGCCAGATAAAGTAACAATCGAGATCGCCTCCCTCCTTAGGGAACACGCCGCCCGACGGCAGATGACACAGCGACACATCGCCGCCTACACCGACCTCTCCACAAGCCAAACCAGCCGATACTTACGCGGCGAATCAAGCCCAAACATCCACGAGTACGTAACACTCTGCGAGGCCGTAGGCGCACACCCCGACACCCTACTGGCACAAGCACTCCACAACATCCGCTGGCGCGAGCAATACGCAGACGGAGACGAGCACGCAGTCCCAATCGAAGGCCAAATCCGGTACAACCTAGACCCCCGCAACTTCCCTCCATCTGGCCCTAGTACATAAGAAAGGGCCACCACTTCGCGCAATGCTATGTGGTGGCCCTCCTACCTACTAGTCAAACAGCTTGGAGACTGAGAGACCAACTATGAGCATAGCATCTTATGAGCTAAAGAATGGAGCCAAGCGCTACCGCGTTCGCTACACGCTGGCAGACGGCACGCGCACAGACAAACGGGGCTTCACGAGCAAGGCCCAAGCCCGCAAGTGGGAAGCTGAGATTATCAGCGGCACACGACCCACACCGGGCGGGCGTGAACAACCCTTAAGCACCTACAAGGATCTGTACCTCAAGACCCTCAAAGGCAAGTCAGCCAACACTATCGACGTCTTTACCATCGCCCTCAACAAACACGTCCTCCCACGGTGGGGGCGCACCACGCCCAGCAACGTGACAACACAAGCCGTCCAGATGTGGATCTCTGAATCGGCTAACTCCAACTCGCAAGCCACCCGCAACCTTGCCGTACTGTCCAGCCTGCTGCGACTATCCGGCATGGCCAAGAAAGACCTACCCACCCAAGACATCATCAAGCCCAGCAAAGCAGCACAACGCAACGTCTACCTCACCTACCCGCAGCTGTGCACTTTTGCCAAGGAAGCCAAGTCCTACGAAGGGATAGTTCTTACCCTCGGCATGGTTGGAATGAGATGGGGCGAACTCGCCGGCTTACGCGTGCGAGACTGGGACAGTGAGCGCCAGGTGCTGCATCTCAGCCAGTCGGCCACCATCGTGCGCGGCAAGCTAGTGCTTGGCCCAACCAAAGGCGGCAAACCCAGGACAGTCATAGTGCCTGAGAAAGTAGTGCCGTTCATCGACCAAGCCACGCGCGGCCGTGGCAAAGACACACCCATCTGGCCGCGTAGCAACGGGGGCTACATGCTACGGCCAAAGGGCAAGTCATGGTTCGACGGGGCACTAACACGCGTGCGAGCCAAAGACGAAACCTTCCCGCTGCTACGCCTGCACGACTTGAGGCACACGGCAGCGTCGCTCATGGTTCAGTCCGGCGCACACGTTAAACTGATCCAGCACCAACTCGGGCACGCGTCCGCAGCCATGACGCTAGACACGTATGCGGATTTGTACCCGGAGGATTTGAGTGGCCTGAGGGCTGCAATGAACCGCGCGTTTGGTGGGCAAGATGTGGGCACGGAAAGCTAA